CATGTGGGAGAAGCTGAAGACTGTATTATCTTTGCTGTGGCATCGATGGGAGGGCATGCTTTACTCTTTCATGCAATTATGGAAAATGGTGCTGTCTTCTATCGTCTACCGATTAGCGCCTTTATCCAAAGAGGCTTTGATGTCAAAAAAATTCCTAGGCCTAGACTTGACGAGTTGGAGCTTTGGAATTGTTTTAGTTACTATCCTGCTGTTACTACTTACGATATCCTAGCCAGCCAATCAGGAAAATATATTGGTAAAGACAAGAAATGGTATCATGGAAGGTATTTATTTACGGTTGACTGGGCTCACCCAGAGAGTAATATAGTAGATACTGATCATTCAGAAATATCGCACGAACATAAGTGCGCACACATCCTTGAGTTAGATGATGGTAATTATGCAGCACAACCTAACAACAGATTAATTTGGGACATCCCATCTTTTACAGTTAAAGATGAAATACCAGATTACAAAGTGCAAACTACTGAGTGGAATGTAGAAGACTCAGGTAAATGGAGAACAGAAGATACGGATAATTTCTTCTACGAAATTGAGGAAAAGAAAAAATGAATAAATGTAAGGATTGTTTTTGTGATTGTCATTGTAATGTCCAAGGACATTCAGACAGCACCGGTGTATGTCCGTGTGAAAAATGTAATTGTAATCCCCAGGGAGCTACAGTGAACAATGAGGAGTGTGAAGCGTGCCAATAGACGAAACAAAATGCTGCAATACGCACAGCAAAGAAAAAGAAGACAATGGTACATGTTGTCAAATAAACAACGAAAAAGAAAACGCGGAGCAACTAACGTATGAAAATCATGCACAAGTTGGCCCTGCACCAAAGGAGCAAAATGAATAAAATATATTTAGTTTTTGCATTATTATTTGCATTAAGTGCCTGTTCAGTAGGCAAAAAATGTACCTATACACAAGATGGAACAAAACTCTCATCTTATGTATGGTTTTATAATGGTGAAAAACCAATTGATTTAGATAAAAACAATTGTAATTAAATGAACGAAAAATTAATAACGGCGCTAGAAGATGAGATATCGAACTCTAAAGATGCTAAAGGCAAGAAGAAGCGCACGAGAAAAAAGAAACAGGACAATTAAATGGATGAAATATTTAATATCTTCTTTCATTATTGGCGTCTTATATCTCGTTGCGTGCGCATCAGCAATGGGGTATTAAGGATCTACAATGGCTAAAAACGCATTACAAAAAATAGAAGACCATGAGAAACTTTGCAGAATTATGCAAAAACAAACTCATGATAAGATTCTTAAATTAGAACAACAAATTAATAGAGTGGAAAGTATTCTTTTAGTATCAGTGGGAACTTTAATCGCTGGTATGGCTAGCATGATCTTTATGTTAGTATCACAATGAGCAAACCTTTAAAAATTTCAGAAGAAGCACGAGTTCAGATGCCGATGAAAACGGTGGCCTCTCTAATCACGATGGTCGCAATTGGGACCTGGGCGTTTTTTGGTATCCAAGAAAAATTAAATCAAAACGCTACTAAGCTACAAATTATGGAAAAAGATTTGGTTGAAAATACTGAGTTCAGAATTAAGTGGCCTAGAGGATTATTAGGATCGTTGCCCGCGGATTCTGAGCAGTTCATGTTAATAGAAGAATTATACAAACAAGTAGATAAGATACAAATCAGAGTTGACTCGATGATGCACAACGAAGTAAATATTACAGCTTTAGCAAAATCAGTTGATAAATTGCAAAGAGATGTAGAAAAATTAAAAGATAAACAAAGAGCATTTGCTAATGGGAATGGACACTAATGACTGAAGTAGTAGTAGCTTTATTGATGTTTTTAAATGGTGATATGATTGAATTTACTTACAAAGAATCAATGTCAGAATGTTTGAAAAGTCGTCGTATTGCCATGAGAGAAATAAATCCCGATACCGTTCTTATGTCTTGTAAAAAAATAACAGCTGAAACAGAGATATATCAGGGTAGAAAAAAAATATTAAAAGTTTTAGGGAGTGAATAAAAAACATACAACTAGAAATCCCATAGCCAGAATTTTAAAACTCTTTACTCCTAAAGTAATAAAAGATAAAAAGAAGTATAATAGAAAAAATTATGTTTGGAAAAGGTATAACATTAAAGACTGAAGTTACTAACGGGGACTGTCCTACNTGTCAGGCCCACACTGTCTTTGTTTCTTTATATAAAAATGTTTATAGATGCGTAAGTTGTGGCACCGATAATGAGCAAAAAATTAATGGTGTTATCAGCTATATGCCTATTACTTACTCAGGTCAAAAAACCCCTATTCTTAATCTCATAGAGGAAGATGGGAAAAGTTAAGGGTTATGGAAGCTACAAACATATAGCTGAAACCCCCCGAAAAAGACCAGGAAGACACGCAAAATCATACTCTAAACGAATACCCCCGCGTAAACAACGCTATAGAGGCCAAGGAAAATAATTTTTTAAGGTTGACAGATCTCCTATAATTTCTTATATTATGGGTAATGAGAAAGATAACATTAAAAACAAAAGGTTTAAGTACCAAACAATATTCAACTTTAGTTCTAGAGTTAAATCTAGTGGCTAAAAATTGGAGTAAATTTGGCGCTCAAATAACTGTTGAAGGTAAAAGTGCAGAAAGAATAATTAGTTGGGGTACTAGAAAACATGACGATATTCGATCAGAAAAACAAAACTGAAAACAGCGAAGATCATGATAGTCCAGAGCATTATTTATGGACCAGTGTATTAAGTAAGGCGGCACACGATGCCATTTTTACTTCTGATTGGAGGGAGTCTAAGCTAGCTATTTCTTGGTTTAAAGATATGGGCAAAGGCTTCAGGGAAGTCTGTAATTTTGCAGGTAAAAACCCTCAATATGTTCATGATCGTATGATGATAGCTATTTCTAAACGAGAGCTTCATATGGAAGCGGTAAAAACAGGGGCCCGTACTTACGTGGCTAAGAACACTAAACTTCCTGTCTTGAATACAGGCGCAAAAGTTTATCATAGTCACTACCGAGGTAGTAGACTTAAATTAGTTAAAAAAAGAAAAAATTTAAAGATGGTTTTACGAGGAAGTAAGGGAGGAAGACCTAAACTATATGTCGTATAATGAAATCTGTTCTTTNTGCAAAGGCAATGGCTATCTTAAGCTAAGAGTTAATGCAAAGAATACCATCAAACAATGTTGGCANTGTGAATCAAAGGGCGAGCATAAATACACTCAAGCTGAAATTGATGATTTTATTTACCAGATGTATTATAAAAAAGATAAACCGATATGAAATACATTATTATTCTATTACTGAGTACCACGGGACTGGAAGAGATCAGACTCCCCACTTATAATTTAGATTGTGCTGAACTAGGCAATGCCTGGCGGGAAGCCAACACCACGCACCGAGGCTTAAAGAGCCAACAAGGTAATTACACTTCACGAGGAAAACTGATGGTAGGCTATTATTGTGATTAATAGGTTTTTGCTTCTTTACAGATATACTTAACACCGACTTGATATCTGTTCACGTCTGCATATCCCATTTTTTGTAAAAGTTTACCAGATTCTCGATGNGCCATTATAGAGCACTCATACCAAGAGTCNAAAACCTTTGGATGTTCCAAGGGAGCTAAACACCCATTACCTTCTATGAATGAGCACACCCAGATTATTAAAATATATTTCATTGACTTTTCTTGTAATTTATGGGAATAATCCTATATTAAAAAAACAATTAACATGAAAGAGGATATAACAAATGACGGACATAAGTAAATATAAAAACGTCTCCTTGCCTAAAGAAACTTATTTCAACTTAGACAAGATTCGTAAAGTCATAACACCTTACACTGTTCAAAGTCGAAGTGGTACAATTAGTATTTTAATAAATAAAGAATTGGAAAGACTGAATGGAAGAGCGAGACAAAAAGAAAAATAAAATTTGTCCACGTTGTAAAGGAAACGGGTACATTAGAGTACCCAATAAATCAGTTGAAGAAACTGGTAATTCTATTACAGTGGGCTGTACAATGTGCGATAACTTAGGAGAAATTGATGATCCGAACGATGCTATTATTATTGATGCTGACGGCGTTCACCGGTTGCAGTGAGTTTGCACTGCTTATGAGTGGAGCAAGTATTGCCGGAACACAAAATGCATACGTTAAAGCTTATAATGGTGTTGACGTGCTGACCATCATGCAAACGGATAAAGATATAAAAAGACATATTTATGATAAATATAAAAGAAGATAGAGGACCTTTGGATCTAACTCTACAAATTGAAAAGTTAAAACAACAAGTCCATGATGCAGAACTAGAGACTTCTCTAGTTAAAGCCATTGGTATCAACTCTCCCGAGATGAAGGCGTTACGACAAGAAATAGAAGAACTGAAAGCAGATCTTGCTCGAGCTAAAGAGGATCATCAGTTTGATAACATTGTACACCAGAAAGAATTAGAAGATTTAAGACAAAAACTTAACCCTTTAAACAAGCTGAGAAAAAGCGGTCTATGAGAACCATGACTCCCACAGAGTGTGCGTATGTAGCTGGGATCATTGATGGAGAAGGTTGGGTTGAGTTTAAACGAAAGAAGATTAGACGTAATACGCGTCCAGGCAAACCGATCCATAGCGTACTCATCATACGACTGGAGGTCCCTCAGGTGGACGGACGTTTAATTGATTATTTGATGGCCACGACTGCTGAGGGCAGCCGAGATATGAAACACTATCCGACGAAACCTAATTGGCAAGATCAACATCGCTGGCGTGCCAGCCATCACGGTGTTTATCGAATATTAAAACAGATTTACCCTTATCTGATTATAAAAAGGGAGAAAGCGAAATTAATTATAGATCATTATGACGAAAAATTTAAAAAAAGCAGATGATGTTTATCAAGAGCTTTTAGAACACGTGCTTGACCTGTTCGAGAAAAAAATTCCTTATGAAATGGTGGCAGCCGCACTCATGTCCATTGCTCAGCGATTGTATCGTACGAATTTAAGTGAAGAAGATTATCATAAGATTATGAAGATTGCCTATGAGACTCATGTGGAGCCTTATGACATTAAGGGAGGAACCCTCCATTGAGCGGCAGATGTATTATGGGACAGATGAGAGAAGACCGATCACCTATTAAGTGGAATAAAAAATTTATTTATCCTAAATCTATGAGGTCCCTGATCCAGGGGTCCAGACACTATGATATTAACGACACCAAGCTACCGTCGGTGACAACGATTATTTCTGCAACTCAGTCGGAAGAGAAGCGACAGTCCCTAGCGGCCTGGAGACAACGCGTCGGGGCTCAGGGAGCTGATCGCATACGCGATGTAGCAGCTTTGCGCGGCACCGCCATGCACACGTTTCTGGAGGCTTATGTACGGGGAACAGGGCACAAGGACCTGACGAGCATAGGCAAGGAAGCAGAGCCCATGGCTCAAAAGATAATAAGTAAGGGTTTAAGCGGCTTAGATGAAATATGGGGCAGTGAAGTTACCCTATATTATCCAGATTTGTACGCAGGAGCCACTGATTTAGTAGGAATTTATAACGGACGTGAAAGTATAATAGACTTCAAGCAAACCAACAAGCCAAAAAGAAGAGAGTGGATAGATGATTATTTCGTACAGCTAGGAGCATACGCTATGGCTCATAATTTTATATATGAAACTAAGATACAATCAGGGGTTGTTCTTATGTGTTCTAAAGATGGCCTGTTTCAGAAGTTTGAATCGTCTGACAAGGAATTTGTCCACTACCAACACGAGTTCCTGAAGAAAGTTGACCAATACTATAGGGATAAGAATCAAAAGAAAGAGGAGGAAGGATACAAAAATGAGTAAATTAGCCGCGACAGTACTCATTAATTTAATTTGTATCTTTTTCCAGACACCCCCCAGGATACAATTTTGCTTAAATTAATCAATAAATTAGCCATTAATTGCATTGTATACTCTGTATACAGTGTTTTCAATGAAATAAAAAAAATAAAAAAAATAATTTTTAAAAGTGGTTACAATTGGTACAAAAGTTATTCTTGTTGTATACCAACACTTATTCGCTCAAATTTGTATCTTTTCGTTGGATACAATTGGTTACAAAAGATACAATTCCTTGCTACACCCGTCAACCATGTCAAAAAGCTAGCAATACCAACAACTTAAGGGACGCGCGCACATGATTCACTATTTCTATTTACTATTTTATAGGGAGAGGGGTATACAATAGAATGGTCAGAAAAAAATCAAAATACAAACATATTCATATCAATAAAAAGAAATTTTATTTCTATCGAATACAGTGGTTAGACATCACAGGAGATGCGGGCCATGCCACAGCAGAAGAGTTTGATAAGTTTGAGTGTGCTAAAATGATTTCGAATGCGTATGTTTATAAAAAGAATAAGAAGTTTGTCTGGTCATTTGCAAGTTATGATGTGAAGGATGAAGCTTATTCAGACAGAAACATATTTCCTCTGGGCTGTATTGTTAAGATGGAAAAGATAAATGTTTAATCCTGATCGTCTATATGTTCTAATGATGGTAATCTTTTTACTTCTGGCTCTTTATTTTCTGACTGTGATTCCTCGTTAGCCAATAGTTTCTTAGCTTCTAATACTTTTCTATTTCTATCTTTAATAGTTTTCATACGAGCATAGAGTTGATCCAAGTTCATGTCNTCAATGTTGCCGTGTCTAATTATCTTTTGATCTATGTAATAACCTGCAGCTTTACCTCTAGCAATTTCTGTTGTAGCGGCTGCCGCCAGATTCTTGTTGTCTTTTTTACCCCTATCTCTAATTTTGCCTAGTTCCTCCAGATGACTTTCAAAACTAATGCCATATTTCTGCCTAACTTCATCTCTGAGATTACTGATATAAGCACACACAAGAGGATAGTGATTTGGATTAGTAAGTCTTGATCCGTGTGGGGCTGGGTCGGCGTAGCCTGCTAATTTTGCGGCTTCCATTTTACTCACAGGAATGCCCTCTACTCCGTAAACTAAAATCTGTGAAAATTTTATTTGTTGGTTAGTTAATTGTTTTGCTGGACCTGGAGATCTTTTTTTATCCATAATATTTGACAATATAATATAGTTATTCTATAAGCGCAATAGAATGGCGATCAACGGAAAGATACTCAATCACGTTTTAAAAAAGTTTTTGAAAGCTGAAGTTGCTCAAAATGCTAGGGTTCAAGTCGAACTACCGAACGGTGAATTGTACGATATGACGGACATTTTGCTTCTAGAGAATAGGATCATTGGAGACAATGAAACACACAGATTAGTCTTTAGATGCCAGAAGTCAATCATGCCCAGTATGGGCAAAATTATCGGTAAATTATAGCGGGCGGTTGTTGTGGTTAGGACTCTTATTAATGAACGACAACTTTGGAAAAAACTAAAAAATGAAACTACCTCAATTTCGTGGACCAGACTGGAAAACTGGGCTTTATTCGGTACTCCTGATCTATTGGGCTATTCTCCTATCGGGACCTTTTTTACAGTAGAACTAAAATCGATCGCTACAATAAAAGCCAAAAAAGTGCGGTTCTCCCCGCACCAAATATCATTTCATCTTAAGCATAAAAAAAATACTTTTGTCCTTGTTTCTTGTGCCCCGGCACAAGGGCTTGTGCGCTTGTACCCTGGCTCCGAGATCTTGGCGCTTGAGGGCTTGGGCATTAAGCTTGAACCCTTAGCTTCCGGTTGGCGCGCTTGCGCCCTGGCGCTTGAGAGCTTGTAGCTCGGGCCCTGACGGGATAGCCGTTGTCACGGCACCACTGATCGTGGATCTCATCTATAATTTCGGGACGCTTGCGGGCTCCGCCATGATAGGCGCGCATATTTCTAATGTGAGACATAGTTTAGAATCATTCTAATGTAGTTTGTATTGTACTTCTTTGACATCCTTGGACCAGCATGCTCTACAGTCCCCGCAACTGTTGCCCTGCTCAGGGGCCGGGCATACGTGACCAGCTCTGGGCTTCGTCACGACTGTGGACCAGTGCGACCACGCCTGACCGGGCACGGTGTCATTTTTGGCATTTGATAATCTTATAATTAAATTTTGGGGTATAGTACTACCAGATAGTGGCAAGAATTTGCGCTCTTGTGTGGGCAGCCAGTGATTAGTATCCGGGGTAAGCTTGCAGACTTGAAAAATTTTTTTAAGGTGGTCCACTGACTGCAGATCCCCTGAGTCATGCCATCTGAAATGCTTCTTGCCTCTAATGAGTACTGCCATCGCTTCCACCCATTGCGGATGCTGAAGAGAGTCCAGGCGCCTGCCCATGGCATCCTTTACATTTGAAAATCTATAACGGCCCCTGTTGTCGGCATAACATTTAAAGCATGGCGTGCCTTCAACTTTGGCCAGCTTCTGGCCAGTCTGACAGGCGGAAGCCGGCAGGTTATATGAGCCTTCAGGCATCTTGCCTGGCTTGCTCAGTCCTCCGGTTATTTTGCTTGCTTCTTTCTTTAACATAAATCCTATTATATCCTACAGCTTGTAGACTGTCAAGGCTGCTTGGACCCTGATTCTTTATGGGCGGGCCCACCCGCTCGGGAGCTTGGAACCTTATCTTCAGGCTTCCAGCCATCCGGCGGCTCATTTTCTTTATTGAGCTTGAGAACTAATTTTTTTAGTTTTATTTTTTTCTTTGGCCGGGCGCGCCTGACGGCGCGCTCAGCGTTTAATTGTGCGAATGTTTTATTAATCAAGTAACACCATATATTCTTTGGCAAAGTACTTACGGAAAAAATCTATTCCGTTACGCACAACCTGCCAACCATCCTGGTTATCACTGAATCCAGGGTCCTGGTTCGTTGCTCTGTCTAGATTCTCCATTTCTAGATTTTTGTACATCGTGTAATCATAAACACAAGCCGCGAAGCAGGGCAGCTCAATCGACTCACCGCTGAACGGGTTAGTTCTTTTTACCATTGCTGTCGAATGTGAATTGATCACAAACGGCAGTTTATATTTTTTGTCCTTATATATTATATTTGTCATGATCCTATTATATCCCAGAGCCCTGGGACTGTCAAGCCCTGGAAGCCGGCAGACTTAAAATTTTTTGGGGCGGGCCCACCCATATAGGGCATAGCTTGAGGCTTGAGGCTTGGGGGCTTGTAGATTTTTTTAAAATAAAATTTTTTAGAGTAGAGCGATTTTAATGTCTCGTAGGCGGGAATCTTCTTTTGGCCCATATACAATTCCATTCCGATAGGGAATCACGACCTATGATATAGTCCAGAAATGTCCAGACGACCATATTAAAACTGCTCTACATTGGCCAAGGACCAATTCGAATTTGGCCCTATGGAAAGTCCTTGACCCCAGATCCATCGCTTATCTTTGGGAAGAGCAACAATGGATCAGGGCTCAAGTGGCCAAGTACGTTGAGGCCCGACAGTAATTATTTAAGGCTCGAGCAGGGCCTAATAGTAATTAACTATGTACTTGACCCCAGATCCAACACCGAGTGTCACCCGATATTTTAGATGGTTTCGCCATCTTTCCCTAGTTAAAGGGTGCTAGACACCTTTAGGTCTAGTATTAGATCTGGGCTC